CAGTGGCACGGCTGAAGCGGTAGATTTCGCAGGAAGGAAATCAAGTCAGGCTTACCAGTTGGCTAAACGCGCAAAAGAGATGAAGCGTGATATGGAAACTATGTTGCTTGACGGTACGGCTAAAGTTGCGGGTTCTTCTGGTACTGCCAGAGAGAGCGCATCTTTCTGTACTTGGATTGGCACTAATAGCACTTCAACATCTCCAGTCATAGCCGCATCTACTGGCGCGGGTCTTGCTAACAGTGGTAGTTCAACCTACCCAGACGGCACGACAAGTGCTGGTTCTGGTGGCGCTAGCACGACCATGACCCTTGCTATGGTAAACGAATGCGTTTCCCGTATCTGGGACTTGGGCGGCACACCTGACATAATGATGTGTACTGGCACTATCAAAGGAACTGTAAGTTCTAGTTCTGTTGGTGGTGGTGTTGTTGCGACTCCCCGTGGGGATATCAAGGGCAAAGACTCGATCACTGCTGTTAATTCAGTAGATGTTCTAGTTACTGACTTTGGTACGTTCAAAGTTGTGCCTAATCGCTTTATGCCGTCAGGGCAGTGTGATTTTATTGATTACGATCTGTGGTCTGTTGACTATCTGCGTCCTTTCCGTACGGAAACTCTCGCCAAATCTGGTGACAGTGTGAAGCAACTTTTGATTGCTGAGTATGGTTTACGAGCGAAGAATGGTCTTGGCAACGGTCAGATCAAGAGCGCGAAGTAAGAACAGGTTTAGCCCCCTTCGGGGGGCTTTACCCTTAAAGGAAAAAGCATGGTTTCCAAGAAAGATTTAGAAAAGGCTATAAAAGACTTAGAGAAGGAAGAGTCTAAAAAGCCTAGCAAAAAAAAACCACCTTCTTTAAAGGAACGGTTTAACAAAATAGCAGAAGGTAATGATCCGAGGTATCATTTACAATGAAAGGCGACCCAACTCCAGTAACCACGTTTCACTCCAATGCGAATGAAACTGAATTTACTATCAATACCAAACAGAATGTTGAGCCGATTCTGGAAGAGAACAAGACGGCTTACAATAACTATGGTGATAAAGGAACCTTTGGCAAGGCAGGAGATGGGGTAAGAGTAGCTTCTATTCCAACAAATGTATGGACGCAATGGATGAAAGAAACAAACGGGGCTATACAAAAAGACCCTAAACTTATGAAGAAGTATCTCAACGATCCCGATAACAAATATTTTAGGACTACACCAACGAGGGTTTAATTATGTGGTTATACGCATTCGGCGTTGCAGGACGCACACAAAGAACTTATCCAATCTTAAATCAAAACGTATTCTTCTCATCCCGTAACGTATAATGGCTATTGGGACATACAGTGAACTACAGACTGCTGTAGCGAACTGGCTGGACAGGGATGACCTGACAGATAGGATACAAGAGTTTATCGCTTTAGCGGAGGCCCGAATGAATCGGATTCTCCGTTTAGCGATAATGCTTAATGTAGATGAAACTACATTGGGAGGAGCCACCACATTGGTGGGAGGAACTAGGAATTATGCCTTACCTTCTGGCTACCTTCAGATGTTGGATTTTCATCTGAGGACTGATCCTATAACTACGTTATCCTATATTACTCCTGAAAATATGAATAGAATGTGGGCAGGAAGTCAAAGTGGAAGACCGGAAGCCTATACTATCTTCTCAGACAATTCTAGTGGAACACCTATAAAGAAAGTTCGTTTAGGTCCATCGCCAGATGTTGCCTACGATTATTCAATAACGTTTTATAAGAAGATAGATGCTCTTTCTATAACTAACACCACAGAGCAGATGTTGACTAATAATCCAGATGTATATCTGTATGGGGCGTTAATGGAGGCCGAGCCGTTCCTGATGAATGATGCAAGGGTTCAATTATGGGCTACAGCTTTTCAACAGGCTATTGCTGATTTACAGGAACAAGATAACAAAGACCGTCATTCTGGTAGCACGATGAGGGTTATGAACACAAGCGGGTACTACTAATGGCACTAGAAACTGGTAATTATATTGATGATCTCGTAATCACGAATCCCACGGCTTCAGATCCAATTAGTCAGGGCGATGACCATCTTCAATTAATCAAGAAAGTTGTAAAGCAATCGTTCCCGTCTGTTGACGCGGCGGTACATGCTATTCATCCATCTGCGACAGCACCAGCAACGTCCCTTACTGCTGGTCTTATATGGTTTGATACGACCGCAAATCTATTAAAGATAAGAAACGAAGCTAACGATGCGTGGGTTACATTAGCAGTATCAATCGTAACAAGTAATTCAGTAGACGTTGATGCGGGAACTGTTGATGGAGCGGTGATTGGTGGTACGACTCCTGCGGCAATTACAGGAACGACCTTAACAGGTAATACAAGCCTTGCATTGGCTACGGGCGCTACAGTAACAGGCATTGATAATGGTGCATTAGGTTCTAGTGCTACATTGCTTGCAACGCAGGGTGCAGTAAAGACTTATGTGGATGCTCAAGTTACCGCACAAGATTTAGACCTTATTTCTGACTCTGGCACTATAGATGTTGATCTAGACTCTGAAAGTCTAACCGTTTCTGGTGGTGAAGGGATTGATACAAGTGCTACTGGAACGACGCTAACCATTGCTGGTGAAGATGCCAGTACATCTAATAAGGGTGTAGCATCGTTTCATTCTGATAACTTTTCAGTAAGTTCTGGGGCGGTAACAATAAAGGATGCTGGTGTAGCAAATGCCGAACTAGCGGATATGGCAGCTAACACAGTAAAGGTTAGGAATGCTAACTCCTCTGGAGTACCGTCTGATCTCGCTTTAGCTACTACAGAAATTATGATTGGCGATGGCACGGGATTTACAGTAGCTGCATTGTCGGGTGATGCCACAATGACCAATGCTGGTGCAGTAACAGTTACTGGGATACAGGGCGAATCAGTTAGTGCTACTTCAGCAGCTAACGATCAATACTTGAAGTATTCGACCGCATCCTCAGAGTGGCAAAAGGTGGATGTGCTGTCTCCTGATAGATTGACAACGAAAGGTGATCTGCTTGTCTACAATACCGTAGACTCAGAAACCAGACTGCCCGTTGGGGATAACAATTTAGTATTAACAGCGGACTCAACAGCTACCAATGGGGTAGCATGGGCAAGCACCGCATCTGCTGGGTTTTCGGTAGCAATGGCGATTGCTCTCTAAAGGTAAATATTATGGCACAAGACTTTACAAAAGACTACAAATCACAGGTTACTAACGCAGCGCATACGCTACGGACAGCTGACTCAAATGATGCGTTGATTGGCATTAGGCTAACAAACATCACAGCGAGTGCGGTTACTGTGGACGTATGGATTGATGTGGCTGGAGCAGGAACAACGGCATCGATTGTTTACCTTGCTGATGACCTACAGATTCCACCCAAGGCATCAGTTGAATTGATACAAGGCGGCGCTAAGATTGTTATGCAAAGCACTGATCTTCTAAAGATTCAGTCTTCTGCGGCAACTTCCATAGCAGCTTGGGTTAGCGTTGTGGACGCAATCTCAGCATAGGAGGCATTATGGTTGGCGAAACAAACGGAACGCTGTATCTTAACAATCCGCCGGGTAAGGAAGGATTCTTCCTCAATGCAGCGACTATTGATGGTGATTACACCATAGCTGATAACGGTGTGGTAGCAGGACCAGTAACCTTCACTGGAACAGTTACAGTCACAGGAACATTGGTAATCGTATGAGCAAGATTAATGTAAATACATGGGAACCTGAAACTGGTACTACGATTACAGCAGGGGCAACTGGGGACACTTTAGCCATAAGCGCAGATAGCGTAACTGGATTAAATGTTGGGTCGGATGCTGCTGGAGATATTCTATATAACGATGGTACAGACTATACGAGATTAGCCAAACCCGGAACTCCTGCTGATGAAGTATTAACTTTTGCTACGGGCGCTACGGCACCCAGTTGGGTTGCTGCTGGTGGTGGTTTAAGTGAGATGGATCAGTGGCATTTAACATCAGTCAAGACTTGGACTGGGGCGCAAAGTGATGTAGTAATAACTGATGCTTTTAATAGACAGAATTTTTTATCCAATAGTGTGTCAATCTCGAATCTACCACTTGGCACTGGAATGTCTGAATCTTCAGGTGTTTGGACCTTTCCATCGACTGGATTCTGGTTAATTATAACATCCGCGGATACTTATTATTCTGGCGCTAACAATGGTTTAACTAGGGTAAAGGTTTCGGCTACAACCGATGCTGGGGCGAACTGGGGGGTAATGTTTGGGATGGGATCAAATAACCACGCTAGTTACGATGGGGTGAATTCATCTTCAGCCACGTTTACTCCCATTGATGTAACAAACACTACTAACGTTAAAGTGCGTTTTGTTTTAGAAACAACTACTTCTGGTGGGCTTAACGATGATGCTACAGGCTACATGTTTATAAAAATAGCAGAAACATGATTTCCAGAGGAATAATACATATGGTATCTATAGTAAAAGAGACAGGAGGATAGTATGGCATCCGAAGTAAAAACAAATAAAATATCCCCTGCGACTGGAACAGATGTAACTCTAGGAGATGCCTCAGATACGTTTACCATACCAGCTAGTGCGACTCTGGATGTAAACGGAACTATTGATGTAACAGGCGCGACGACTACAGGATTTCCTAGTTCTGGATTCAGCAAGTGGACTCCAGTTACAGCTACTGATTCCACTTTCGATCTTCAATCTGGCACAACTAAAGTTATATTAGAAGTTCAGGCTGCTGGCGGCACGGCTGGGACTAACTCAGGCGGCGGTGATAATGCCGGTGCTGGGGGT